CAGGCACATCAGGCCACACCACTTCTCGCGGGAACCCGGCCTGCGTCGGCACGTCCGCACGTAGCAGCCGGCGTGGATAAAGTGATCCGTCGGCACGTCCGCTGGCGGCATTGTTTCGTTGAACACCTCAAGGGCTTTCACTTCGGCAATCCCTGCCGCCGTCGTACCCTGAATCATCGCATTACCACTGATAGAAAAATTGGGGCTTGACAGCCCAGAAGTACCTGGGGTTAAATACCCCTGTTGGAGAGCCAACAAGCTCAACCGTAAACCCGCGCTAGACACAAAAATCGAGACACTCCCTTTTATTGACGTTTCCCATGTTGCCCCTCGCTGTTTAATTGTCTCACCTCGCGTCAACGCGCTCTTGAATCGTTTTCGGCTCTCGATGGGCAGCTCGGCAGGGTTGCCGTCTTCATCCGCTCGCGAAAAGTAGCTAACAAAAAGGGGCGTTCATTCGCGCATTGATGGCGGCAACTGCCTTCGCTCAAGCTCGCTTTCGTAGCTCTCTTGACAGTGATCCTTGTCGAAAAAGAGCAGCGCATCGACCAGCTTTCGAGGCCACGAGATGCCTTTTTTCTGCTCGATTCGCCAGCAATGGCTAGACAAAGACTCATCAGGCCATCCGCCAAGAATCGTATTGACGAGCTGGTCAAGCGCAATCAGCAAGTTCTTCAGATAGCTGATCATGCCGAGGCCGAGAAATCAAGACCGGTGAATGTGATTTCAATGGCCTGAAGCGCCTCGACGCTTTCAGCCGACTCGATCTGCGTACGGAAAGCCCACTTTTGGCTGTAAGCCGCCTGCCCGTTTTGAATAATTTCGAGCTGAACTGTCTTAAGTCCGTCAAGCGTTAAATCATGAGCAACATTGTCATGATCCATAAAAGATACAGTTGACCTAGACGATTTTGGCTGCGATTCAAGAACAGTGATCAATCCGGAGACATCCATCATTGCGCGGCTATCGCTGTCTGCAACAAATCCAAGACTTGACGCGACCGTTGCATCCTTCTCATACCATTGCCGGAATGCAAAATCTAGCGCATCCAATTTGGACTGCTTAACTTCGGCCAAAGACGGGACACCATTAGGAATAATCTGAAAACGCCGTTTCCCATCAACAGGCTCAACCTCTTTGATAAAACAGTCGCCGCGAGCGTTACAAAACTCGGCAACTTCCGGCGGATATGACCCTAAAAAATACTGACCTATCTCAAACATATTTTCTTCCATAAGTTTAATAGCCGCACACAATCCAACGGAACGGTGATCCTGGATTCAGGTTGTTGTAGTTATTAAAGTACAAATGTATTGTTGTTGTCCCAACAGGCCTCCCGACAACAAAGTTGTAAGAGTCGTTGATCGCAGTAATTCCAACAAAATATGAAGTCGTCGTCATTGCAATTGGCAAGCTAATATCCGCGGCAGCTCCGGCTCCACCATTGGCCCAATAGCCCGATTGAATTACAAATCCGTTTGTGAATTTGATGTACCAATTGTTGCCATATGAGTTGCCATACGCAATTCCTCCTGTACTCAATTCATTGATAGCCTGCGCAACACGCAGCGGCGTCATGAAGCAATCGTTCGCTGTTCCTGCTTCTGCTTCAGCCTGAGTAGCTACATCGGTATTAGCAACCTTTGAGAATGTCACCGAATCTGCCGCTAGCATCGCGTTCGTGACAGAGCCGTTCGCAATCGTCAGGGTCAGCGTGGCATCCGCGGAGCCGTCAAACGACACTGACCCAGTGGCATCGCCGCTCAAGGTAATCGTGCGAGCCGTTGCCCATTTCGATGCCGTCGATGCGTTTCCGGCCAGTGGGCCACTAAATCCCGTTGCGGCAATCGTTCCGGATACCGTTCCTCCCGATAAAGGCAAGAACGGCCCGCCAATATTGGTTTGAGCTTGAGTTTGCTTTTCCTGACTCAATGTTTGCGGAATCACAGATAGTTTTGAATTAAAGGCCTCTCTCAATGCGGCCTGTGCTGGTGTATCTGCCATTAGTTTTCCTCGCTTAAATTGTTGACCTGCGTCGTTTGAGTTCCTGAAGCAATGTCGTTGCAGACCGGCCGTCGCAGTGCTCTGCGCCGAAGAGGCCGCGCCATCAGCCGTTGTCTTGACTTCGTTAATCGCAGAAACTAAGTCCGTCTGCGTCGCCGTCGTCAAGCTGGTGAGAGTTCCGATTCGAGTTGAGCTGAACTCGTAACTGCATGGCAGCCGTGAAACCGGTCAAATTGATGACTGTTCCTGCCGAATCGCTCAAAACAAAAGGGACGGTGCAATCCGTCCCTTGCGCGATACAAAAGTTGTAAATTACTGCCATCACGATACCCCTGCGATTTCATTGCAAACGGCGATTAGGTCGGCTGCAGGCATCGCATTGATGTTTGTGCATGCTTGTTGCTGTTGTTGCTCTGAAAGAGATTGAGCCGTAAAAAGAACGGCATTGTTTGAGCCGGTTGAAACAGCAGAATCAACGTATTGCTTCGTGGCGGCTCCCATAGAAGTCGTTGGGTCTGCGGCCAAGGTCAATGCCCCTGTCAGCGTGCCGCCGGTGACAGGAAGATAAAGCGATTGCGCGTTCGCCTGCGTCAAATAGGTCGTTGACGCCGCCGCCTGAGACAGATAGATAGTCTGTGCATTTGCTTGCGACAAATACGTTGAGGCGGCTGTCGTTTTGCTCAAGTAGGTTGACTGAGCATTGGCAATCGTGAGGTAAGTTCCCTGAGCGCTATCGATCGTCAAGTAGTTGGACAAATCGACTGTCTCAGAGAGCTTGTCCCAGCCAGAAGAAGTCCAAACATAATTGGCTCCGGTGTCGATGACGTTGTAAACGTCACCAACTGTTTGCCCACTGGAGGGCAAATCGTCATAGGTTGCCACCGACCCCATGATTCGATAAACGCTAGCCACTTTTGCGTCAACCTGCGCTTTCGTGTAGGTGTTGGCGATTGTGGCGTAGGTGTTGACGATGTTGTTCCCGTTGCCATCAGCAGTCGCTTGAGAGGCCGTGCCTGTCAGGTTTCCGACAAAGCCACCAGTTGCCGTTATCGATCCTGAAACGGACAAAGCCTCTGCGCTCGTCGTTCCCGTCAATGTGGCGTCGGCAGAGGCTGCCGCGCCGATATTGGCGCGAGCCTGCGCCTGCTGCTCGTCAGACCAAGTTTGCTCTGTCACCATAACGGACGATGAGGCCATCTGAGCAGCTGATGCCGCTGCATTTTCTGCGCTTTGCTGCGCATTTTGTGCTTGTTCCTGAGCGTTTTGAGCCGTGTTTGCAGCGTTTGATGCCTGTCCTTGAGCTGCTTCGGCCGCTGTTTGAGCGGCTTCAGCCTGTTGCTGTGCCGACTGTGCAGCCTGCTGCGCCTGTTGTGCTTGTGATGCAGATTGCTCAGAAGCCGTTTGCGCCTGCTGCGCAGCTTCCTGCGCCTGTTGCGATGAGGTTTGCGCAGTCGTTGCCGTTTGGACAGCGGAAGCGGATTGCGACACTGCCTGAGTGATTTTCTGGTCGTACCCGGCAACCGTGGTGCTCAGTGTTTCAAGTTGCTGTTGCGTACTTTCAGAGGTAGTCAGAGCTGAATTTGCCGTGCTCAGCGCAGAGTTTGCGGTAGAAACTGCCTGCTGAACCTGAATCGACAAAGTATTGTTGTCTTCTGTGATTCCGTTGACTTGTTGGGCCAGAGCGTTGATTGCGTCTTCCGTTTGCTGTTTGAATGACGTCCCGGAAAGTGTGCCGACTGGATTCGGAACGTAGGAAAAAGTTGTAATTTCCATTTATTGCTCCAACAGTTTGACGAAAAATGCCATCTGAAAGAAAGGAGGGAGCGTGTTTACAGAGGCTGACGCATTCCCTGTTGAGGTGCAGGTAGCCGTGTGCGTGTGTGATCCAGAATAAGATGTGGTTCCAGACCATGATCTTGAGGCATCAAAACTTGTGGATGTCGGGACGTTTGACCATGAATCTTGACCATGATTATCTGCAACCCCGTTGTCTGACCCAAAAAAAGCACCCGTTTGCTTCGTTGTGAACAGAGGGAAAGATCCGATTTGGAAAGAGCCGGTAATATTCATCGACCCTCTCGTGTGAGCGTGACTCCCCGCCGTGTTGATCGTGATGCTGTGGGTGTGCGCAGGAAGCTGATCCGCTGTCAGCGTCTGCGTGGCGCTGCCACCGGTTTGCCCAGCGTTTTGAACATTCGATCCGCGAATGAAGTTTCCAATGAGGTTCGGAACGGTGCCGCCTTGCCCATCAGAACCGCCGTCGCACAGCACCCAGCCCTCGTCGGCATCCTGATGGCCCCAGAAAATTGGGCGCCTGCCGTCTGATCCGCCAAGCGTCACGTTGTAAAACGGCACAACGGCGCCGACCGGAACGTTTGAATCCATGTTTTTCCAAACCGATGGATTACTGCCCGGCGTGACCGCAGAAGACGCCGGTCCGTTCGTCTGTAAGCAGCGGTATTTCACGCCATTGAACAAGATTTCGTTACCGACTTCGTAGTCGAACTGAGCCGAGTAATTGAGCAGGCCGCCCTGCTGATACCAAACAATGAACTGGCTCAGCAGGTTGAGAACGCCGTTGAAGTCGCGTCTATCCGGCGGGAAACCGCCCTGCGACAGAGGCTTGCTCGTTTCAGGAGGAAAGCCATTCTGCTGAGAAAATTTTCCACTGCCAGCGCTGGCCGCAGTCACTGGCGGTATGGTGAAATCGCCGCCGGCTGCCAGCACCGAAGATAAAAAGTTCTGAGGATAGTTACTGCTCATTTTCGATGACCGTCAAATAGGAGAATGGCGCCTGATTGAATGGTTGAAGCCCTGAACCAGCAAAGCCAAAAACTTCTGTTGAGAAATTCGTGATGATGTCGTAGCCGACGCCGGCACCGCGATTCAAAAGCCCGTAGGACTGAAGCACAAATTGCTGCTGCTCGGTCAAGGCCCCAAAGAAACGAAGACTGATCGTCATGTCGAGGTTGTCAATGACAAGAAATTGCACGCCGACGAGCTGTCCGATCATGCGATTCATCGTGTCTGCAGACGCATCCGAGATGTTCGATAGAGCCTTGAGGAAAACGAGAAACCGGAAGGTTTCATCGTCCAAAAAGTACGTTCCCGAAGGAAGCTCGACCTGACGAGAAACGCCCACCCTTGTGGCCATCCAGTCAAGAAAAACCCCGCTGCAAGAGGCGGGGTTTGCGATTTCCTGTTCGACCAGCTCTAGCTGTGGCGTTGAGTCAACTTCTGTTTGAAACAAAGTTCCTAATGCGCCGATCACCTTTGCATGAGCGAATTGCGGTTGAATGGCCGCGCTGGTTAGGCTCGGAATGTCTGCAATCTTTTCAAAATCCTCAACACTCAAAATGTCAAGCCAAGTCTGCGTTGCCATCTCAGCTCTCCGTATAGGCAAAGGAAACGTTTTCTGCCACGATCACCGGCTCAACGTTTGCATTGATGACGATCGAATCGGCAAAGCCGGACGCAGAACCCAAGGCAACCTGTACCGATTGTATGGGGATGTTAGTCTGACCAAGAACAACGCTCCAGAAGCGTGATCCGTAAAGCGTCTGAGCCAATCCGACGCGCGGGTTTGATCCTTCGCCCGCCGCATCAGACACGATCGCGTTGGCAATGGCTTGCTGCAAGCTCTCTCCGATGGACTTGGTAAAAAGCGTCACTTTCACAAAAACATTTGTGTTCGTCGGGATTGTGATAGGGTATGTGTACTCGGCGCCGGACGGCAGCGTATAAGTCACCTCGGTAGTTCCCGTCATGCCGCAACCGGCGTCCTTCTTCTCGTAGATTGCCTGCGCGATGTCGGCGCCTTCGCCGCCCGCGACGCAGACGGCAATGCTGTGCCCAGGCACCACAATTCCGTACTGCGTTTTCGGCTCATTTGTGATGTTTTCGAGCACAGAGACGTCGATCACGCCATCAACCTGCGCCACAGCCGCGAGGATCGACGAGACGGACCCGTGCGAGTTGAGAGCAACCGACTCTTTCGTGCGGTCGCGCAGAACTGCGTCAGATTCCTCATCTCGGCCTGTGACACCAGCCACGGGATTTGTCACCGAGTCCCAGCCCGGGACCGTCGTAATGATCCTTGTTACAGTGTCAGGCTGGACCTCCAAAGGTCCGTGATCGATCGCCGAAAAGTTTACAGTTGCGTTCCCTGATTCTCCGATGGTCGCTCCAGTCACAAGGCATCGGTACCTGTTTCCGTTCGTGTCCTGCACGACGGCGCCAAAAGGAATGACCGTTCCTTGCAGTCCCGTGCACGTGCATTGTACGATTGTCGGTTCGCTAACCTTTCTCTCTACGAAGTACAGAGAAACCAGCGCGTCAAGAAAGGAGCCCTTTGCCTGTTCCAGGCTGAAGCAGTTGGTGAGGAACGAAACCTCTGCATTCTTTGCCTCAATCTCTGCCACCAGCATATCAACGAGCTGACCCAATGGCTGATCTGGATCGACATTTGCGACAGCTGTCCCGCCGGCAGCCTTAAAGGCGGCCTGCACCTTCGCAGCAATGTCCGCTCGGATATCGGACGTCTGGGGAACGGTGATCCCGGTCGAATTAAAGCTGAGCTGCGACATTTTCTCCGTCCTGTGTCGTGATCTTGACCTCGCCGGTGACAGTCCTGCTTTCAGAATCAAGTCCGGCGATGCTGACTGAATTTACTGACTCGACTCCTTGCACCGTCAACGCCTTTTCCATCACTCGGGAAGCAATGAGCGACCGCTGAAATTTTTGCGCAAGCGCGTCACTGAACCAGTCGATGCCGTAGTCCTGAAAGAAAAAGCACCCGCGGCGAAAGCAACGGCAGGCACAAGCCACGTTCTGAGCAATCGCCGCCGTGCCGGAAAGCATCTTCAGACTGCCATCCGAGCCGAGTTGCAAATCCCAGTCTGCAGTCAGTTCCGGCGTGATGCTGTTGATTGTTGCCATGAAGCCTCCTAGACCGGAGCACCGGTATTCGAATCGCCGCCCTGAACGCCGCTGTGCACGTGGTTTTGCAAGCTGATCGTTCCGGCAACGACATCGTCGGTTGTTTGAATCGTTCCCTGAAAGGTTGCAGTTGCGCCTCCAGTGCCTCCCGAAATACTCATCCCGGATGATCCGGAGATGTGGCCTGTGACCGTTAAATTCTTTTGGATCGCGACGTTTCCTGTGAAGGTGCTCTGAGGACTGTCAACCGTCAGCGAGCTCGAAGCATTAACTGTCGCGGTCTGCGTCACAACTGTCACCGACGTCTGTGCATTGACCTGCGCCGTGTCACAGTCAACTATGACCTTTGGACTCTCAAGGTGATAGCTCTTCGGCGCGACTACGTGAATCGTCCCTTCATCCTCAAGATGAATGTAGGTTTTCGGAACCTGCCCCCAAAATCCGCCAACATAAAACCCATCGGACATATCAAAGCATCGGAAAGTTCCTGGCGCCTGGGGTGTAGTATCGCCCGTAAGTCGTGAACAATCCTGCTGCGCAAAAACGGCCAGCCCCAAATCGCCTACTTTCGGATCACAGATAACCGCAGCGGTCCCATGCTGGTACCGGAAATAGGGAAGGTGTGGAATCGTTACCGGCGGGATTGAATTACCTTCGGCATCCGTCTGCGTAACCATCGGCGTAACGTCCACATACAGCGCCGCACCTCCTTCGCCGCCTCTTTCCACTGCGTCTACTCTCACCGGAATAGCCGTCGAGATGGTCTGCTTCAAGACCTGTTTGATGAGAAATACCTGTTGGTTGAACTGCGAGGCAAGGTCCGAGACCCGGGCCGTCATCTTTCTTTGGTTTTGCTCGGCCATCAGGCGCTCTCCATCCAAATTCCTGCAATGGTTGACATCCACGGACCGCCCCCGGGAAGATTCGCGGCTAGCTCGTGAGTCACACTGTAAATTTTCCAAACGCCGGACGCGCGCGGAAGACTGCTTTCGATCCGGCAGTAGCCTGCAACCATCAGGTCCGGCCGGAAAAAGCACGAGCATCGGATGCCCATGCTGTCAAACGACGGGTAGCCGATCTGTCCTGTTTCCGGGTTGATCGCAGTCACCGTCAGCAATTGCCCTCGCGTTCCTGAAGTCGGTACGAGAACGACTTCCGAGTCATCAATGATGAGGTCTGCTCCGATCGTGTCTGCAACCCACTGCATTTTTGTGATCGGGTCGCCATTGATCGTGCAGTTTGAAAGGCTCGTCGAAACTCCTTCGTTTCGAAAAGTCAGTCCTGCGTCAGCTGCAAAGGTTTCCATCAGGCTCTCGACCGACTGACTCCCCATAACCGACACCGGACTTTGCGGCAAAAGTTTGGAGTAGGCCGCCGTGATCGCTTCGATGTTGAGCACCGGACTCGGTGCTGCATTGAAATCCGGCGCCGAGTTTGTGATCTCACCCTCAAAGCAGAGAGACATGCCCGTAGAGTCGCCAGCCATTACCTCAACGCGATTCGGACGTAGCGAGAGGCCGTCAAAACTGAGCAGCGTCAGCTGCGCCAGCTTGTCCTCCGACAGGCCGAACAGTTGGATGCTCGCCTTCGGAAGTTCCGGCGCCCCCTGCTTTTGAATGTGAACTGTCGTCGCAAAGCCGGGAAATCTCATCTTTTCGCCGTCCAGCGTGATGCTCACGACCAACTGCTTTTCAGTGAAACTCGTGCTCACGACACCGCCTCTTCAAAAGCCAAAATCCAACGGCTTCCAAGTCCTTCATACTGAGGGTCATCGTCACCCTGTGTGTCCACCCAAACGACGCTTGTGTTCACGGCAGAGGATGGCCATGGCGTGATGCTTCCCCTGCTGACGGCTCGTACTGATGATGCGACTAGCTCTCCATCCACCGTCGTTGTTGAAAAAAGGCTGCCGCCAAGCTGACGAATCTCAATTTGGAAAGCCTGCTCATTGACAACCGCCGAAACGATCTGAGCAGGAATTGCGCTCAGCGGGATTGTTCTGATGCTCATGGTGCAATTCCTATGAGAGCAGCTTTTGCAGCGTGCTTTGCTCCGTCTGAACGCGTCCGGCGTTCACCGGATCGGCACTCGTCGGATTCTTTGGAGACCACTGAAGCTGCTGAGAGGTCACCTGCACGACGCGGATCTGAACAAAGTTGAGCGTCACGACCAAAAGCGTGGCGCCCGACTGTGTGGTGCGCGTCTGGCCAATGCTCTCAAGAGAAAGATTCTCGAAAACCTCGGAAGGCGTCACCATCTTGCAAAGAAAGTTGGCTCCCGTTCCTGCCTTGAGCTGTTTGAGACGAGAAATTGCCGTCCTCTGCCGCGTCGGGTCGCTACCAATGGAAAGCGTCACCGACAATGATTCAGGTTGCTGAACCTTGTTGAAAGCGGCAAGCTGACCGTTTTCAATCGGCTCCGTCAGAACCTGCGACGACGAGTTGTTGACGACTTCCAAAACGCCCTCATAGTCGCAAATCTTTTCATCGTCAGGCCCAAGAAGCCCCCACGCATCAAACTTGGTTTGTGTCTGGACTGCCATGCTTTCTCACTTCAAGCGCACGCCGCGCATCGATTGATAGAACGCGTTATTTGATTGCTGAGCGCCGGCGTAGGCGAATCGACCGACAGACGAGCCAATGGCTGCCGGACTGTCCTGCGTCGTAATGTTGTTGGTCATGTAGAGGTTTGACGAGCTGGTTATCGTCGGCGGCGCGTTCCTCCCCCGCTCCACGACGATTGTCTTTTGCTCAGCCGTGGCTTCTGGGGTGCCGTTTCCTGAGTCGTTGTCACCAAAACCGAAGAAAGACTTGATGCCGGCCCACGCGTTCTTAATAGGGCCCAGCACCTTGTCGGTGAAAAGGTCAAACCAACCGGAAAACACTTCCGCAAGCGAGTCGTAAGCGCTTGAGAAGGCGTCAATCAATCGATCGGGGACTGAAGCAAACCAGTCAGCAACCTCCTGCCCCAGCTCCTTGCAATCTGCGCTGAGCTCATCAAGCCACTTCTTTGCCTTGTCATCAAGCTCTCCAAACCAGTCAATCGCCTTTTTGACTCCGACGGCAATTCCGACCAGCCCCGCAATAACGGCGGCAATGGCCAAAGCAATTTTCCCTACAACAAAGGCAATACCCTTGAAGGCCGCCACTACAAGGTCGCCGACAAATGGTTTCACGGCTTCCCATGCGTCTGAAAACGCCTGCTGAAGGTCAGCCAAAGTGCTTCGAAGTCCCTCAATGACATCAGCAGGGACGCCGATCTTCTTAAGGAACGACTCAAGCGCACTGTCCCCGCCCTTGACAAAGACGAGCAGGTCGTCAATCGCCAAAGCCAAGGCCGTAATCAGCGCGGCGCCTACGGCCAAGGGTTTGAAAGCGAAAGACACAGAGGCGGCAAAGGCCTTGAGCGCCGCCGTCATAGTCACGACGCTCCTAATCGTTTTCAGGGCAAAGGCGGCAGCCATTACGCCGCCGAGGAGCGTGAAAAAGCGGACGTTCTCTCGGATGACGCCGACGCCCTGAGAAAGGGCGTTCATCACCTTCGTCAATCCCGGAACGAGCGCCCGAAGGAAGACGTTTCCCACGTCCTGCGCCGCAACCTTGAAATCAAGCCATGCCGTCTTGAATGCCTGGGCGTTCTTGGCGTCTTGTGTGGTGAAGGCGGTTTTTCGGTACTTCGCCACCAGCGCATCGGCCGCTTTCTGCCCGTTGAGAAAAACGGGTATTGCATTGAGCGCAACCCCTTGCGCCTCAAGAAAGCGCTGAGCCTGCAGGCGGCTCATGCCTTCGATCTTTTCGCCAAGCCGCAGAAACTCGGTCGCCGGGCGTCCGGTCTTTCGGTAGAACGATTCAAGCGACTCCTGCAGGGCCTCGGCAGTGCCGCCGGCAGCCTCATTGGCTTTGCTCCATGCGTCGATCGTCTCGACGCTCATGCCGATTTTTCGGCTCAGGTCGCTCAGTCCTTTCCCTTGCCCGACGTAGTTGTCAAAGAGCTTCGTGGCCGCCACGGCGCCGGAAATCGAACTCACGATGCCGAGAAAGCTCCCGCGAATGTCCATCAGAACCTTCGGTAGCTTGCTGAAGCTCTTGTGAGCGCTGTCCCCGGCCTCCTGCGCTTTCTTTCCCAGCTTCTCGACGGCACCACCGGCCGCGTTTGCCGACGAGGCGGCGGCAGCTGTTTCGGTGCTGACGGCGCCGGCGGCGCCACCAAGGGCGCCTCGGATTTTTTCGCCGATTTCCTGAACCTTTTGGAGCGAGACTTCAATGCCCTTCAGGAAATCTTCGGTGTCTAACGACAGACCGATGACAAGCTCGCTCAGTGTTTCCTTAGCCATCGTTTTCCTTTGTGGCAAGCCACTCGTGATAGGTGCGAATCTTCAAGATTTCATCAAGCTGCATCGCATCTTCCAGCGAGTAAACAGTCTGAAGTTCGGCCAGAGAAGCCAGCCCGCCGCTGACCAGACGTCCGATCAGCGGCGGTACATTCAGGTACTCGGCTGTGCCGCTCACGCGACTTGCCGATAGGTCGAACTCACTTTGTCGCGGAAAGCGCTCCACTTTCCACCGTCGAAAAAATCGAACGACGCCCGGAAGGCGGCCACCCAAAGAAGAAACACAGTTTCCGGCGCCTCGATCTGGCCGGCAATCGTTCCGGGAGACAGCTCAACCGTCGTGCCGTCGTCACACACTCGTGCGCAGCACTCCAGAAGCTCATCGAGCAGAGACTTTGCATCAGTCGGCTTGATGGTCAGTGATGCGATTTTTCCGACAATGTTTTCCGGGGTCATCGACCCCAGTGCAGACGACAGAGCCGGAATACCAAGAAGGCAGCCGACTTTAATCATGAAAAAGGAGCCTCTATAGGAGTCAAACGGAGTCACGCGGATTTTGAGTGACTTGCCGTTATCATCGATGGAAATGGTCTTGACTTCTCTCATCGCTTTTACTCAATGCTCTCGAAGACAAAGGAATAGCTCATCGGCTGCAAAGTCTTGCCGACGCCGCTCATCGGGGTGCCGCTCTGCAGGTAGCCGTGATTGAAATACTTGGTCACACCGGTGGCGCGGATGTACACCGTCAAACCGATTTCGTAGGGGCGCCGATTGGAGCGCTGCGCGTTCTGCAAAGTCGTCAGGTAAGCAATGCACGGCGAGTTCGGCTCGAAAGTGATGTTGACGGTCTTTGGCGCCGGCGTGTAGCCGGCAGACAGGTAACCGTCAAGAGACATGCGGGCCTCAATCTCCTGAACCGCATCAGCGATCAGGCCCTGATCCGCGCTGAAAAGCTCAAGCTGAAAACCGCTCGGATAGAGGGTTTCAATCGTCATGGTTGCCGCTACGTCAGCGGAAGTGATGTCACGATTCATTTTTTTTCCTACAAAAAACGGGGCCGAAGCCCCGCTTGGTTACCGATCTTCTTTAGATGGTGGCCGTTACCGGCATGGCGATTTTTTGAACCGATCCTGCGTAAGTAATGTAGAGGCTCATGACAGGCGACCCGCGCTGTGCGCGCACATTGGCCTCAGGATCATCAACCTGCAGGTAGTAGCCATTCGTGAAGAGCTCATTGCTGATGTCCTGCCCGACCTCCTGTGTGATCTGCGCCTTCTGCGAATCGGACAGAGCAAGGCCCGTGTCGATGACGCCGACAGTCTTGGCCGCACGAATCGGGTCAGAAATCCACGCTTTAATGAGCGTGTAGCCCTTGGCGTTATAGGGAACGCGGCTGACAGTGCTGAAACCATCCATGCAGGCGCGCTGAATCTTCGCCCGCAGCCAGATCATGCCGATCAGGGTGTCATAGAACCCGTACATTGAGCTCGCGGTTTCGCCGCGATTGAAGAAGCTGAACTCGGCATTGCGCGTTGCGAACTGGCCGACGTAGCTCACGCGGAGCGCATCAAGCGTTGCCGCCACGGTCTCATCCGTCACGGAGGCCGCCATACCGGTTGCCGACTTGCCGAAAAGCACCTTCATGCCTTGTTCCTGATCCCACTTGATGGTTGCGGGGTAGGCAAGGGCGGCGGCTGCCGCGTCGTTCGACTCGGTGTACAACATGACAGTACAGTTGTAGGTGTTCTGCAAGACGGCCGCAATCGTCGAAGACTGCGTGGTCTGTCTCGTCATCTTCGAGTCGGTTGACCAGAAAATGTAAACGTAGTCGTCGGACTCGTCAGCCCAGGCGGCATAGGCCTCAGCCGTTTCCTGCTCGGTCACCTCGGCCAGCGTCGTGAACTGCGACCAGTTCGCCGTGACCGCCACAATCGCATCGAGGTTCTGTGCGGGCGTCATGGCTGCCACGCCGGGAGACAAGACGGCGCCGGCTGTCTGCGTCAGCCCAAGCATCGACGAGAGGTCGGTGCCGCCGGTGCCGGCGGTTGCGTAACCAACGGATGCCGTTGCACCGGTCTTGGAAGTCGTGAAGATAAAGGCGTTCAGGTCGCTGTTGTAAGCGCCGGTCGTGCCCGTCAGTTTGGCCGCAACCGTTGTGGCCACTTCGCTGAGTGACTGGGCCTCGGAAAGGTCAATGCCGGTCGCAGTGACGGGAGAACCGTCAATGTTGATCGTCAGGGCACCGTCGCTGACGGCCTTTAGCTCAGAAAGCGTTGCAGTGATCGGCGCGGACTGAATCCAAGCCGCCATTTCGGTCTGCATGTTCAGACCGACAATCAACGCCTTGGGCGCCTGAGCCTGATTCGTCAGGCCGGTGAAGTACTGCTGCGCAAACTCCGCCTCGGGTGAAGCTGCGCCAAAAACGTCCGCCACCGCCTTTGCCGACGGGAAGGACATGGCCGGAGCGCTCGTCGGCAAAAGGTAGGTGCTTGTCAGCACCATGCCGTTTGTCTCAAGGTCGGCGCTTCCGCCGCTTAAAACTCGCGGGGTCAAACTCACAAGGTAAGAAGCATTGATGCTCATTTTCTATCCTCAAAGAACCGCCTCAAGTCGGCGGGAAACTCACGTCAACGTTGACGACGTTCACATTCACCGACGTGAAAAAGTCGAAGGAAACTTGGATCTGTTTCCAGAAGCCTAGGTGAAGCTCCAAACTCCACCGAGACACATATTTTTTCGAGTCGAGCACGAAGCTCAGATTTCTCAAGTTCTCAGCAAACAGGCAATCAACAGAAAGCGGCTTGAAAAAATTTACGCCCGCTTCGCTTCGAGCTATCAGCTCGAAGGTCGTTGCCAGTTGCTGGGCAGAAACCATTGATCGGGAAAAGCAGTCGATCTGCCAGACCGTCTCAACGTATTCGGCATAGTTCACGGCCTCTGCCGGTGCCGTGTTCCAATCCTCGGAATTGGTGCCCCGCCGACTCATGAAAAGCGGGGTGTAGATGCAAAAATCCCCGCCATCGGCGGGGAGAGATTGATCGTTCACATTGCCCGGAATAACGTGCAGACCGTCACTCGTCAGTGGAGGCGTGGAAAAGTTCAGCAAAAACTGCTCAACCGCAGAAAAAATCTGCGCTTGAGTCAGGTCAACAACCGCAGTCATTGGTCCCGTCTCCAAAATTCAAGTTCGGCGTCACAGTCTGAAGAATCACCTGAAGCGACACCCAGCCGGAGCTGGAAAAATCTTCGAGAACCGCATCGACGTACCAAAAGTTCCCTTTTGCGTCCTGCACATAGTCCCCCGAGCGGGCCAGCGGCCGCCACATCGTCCAGGGTCGAGACTTTGGCGAAGTCGGCGCGTAGAGGTAAAGTCGGCGAACTGTTGACTCGAATGTCACCCGCTCCGTCTGGATGATCGAGTCGGAGCCGATCGACTGTATCTGACCCTGCACCGTCACGCCGGAAGATACGTCCGGCACGGTTTCCATCGTGGCCGGATCACGCGAAAAGGTCCCGAGCGACCGGAAAAGGGTGAAGGTCTGATCAGCATTGTTGAAGGTGATTGCACCTCGGACAATGGCGTGTAGGTTTAAGCTCATGCCCTTATTCCCTTTCTTATCCACTCAATAAACGGCGTCCTCGCCAGCCTCGTATGGCATTTGTGGAAATTAAGATAACCGGCCTGCCGTCCGGTCACTCTCTGCGTCCAGCCAAATCGCCTCAGCGAGTTTCTTCAGTCAGTCAAACTTCATGCTTAACCGGACCTTGATGCTAGCGGTCAACGTCACCCCTCCAGCCTGATATGCCCGCGTTCCCCAAACGAATCCAAGCAGTCGCACTTTGTTTCGGCTTGCGTTTCTTCTTATGGACGTCATCCCAAGATTTGATCTTTTGACGCTTCATGAGCCATTTCGCCATGCCGTAAACGCTTTTCTTGTCAGGGCTTGCGGTTACTTGCGACTTCGGGACCCACAGCGGCGGAAAGACTTCTTCGCCGTTTTCATCAGCCGTCCATGTCGTGTAATCGTCATAGTCCAGCATGAATGCTTTATCAGTTTCGCGCTTAATTCGAATCGGGAAATCAAGCTTCATCTGTCCCGAAGGCAGATTAACTTTGGTTTCTGCCCACCGCTTCGCATTCGCAGAGGTCCGGTCGTTCCATTCCCACCCGCCCGTGGTATCAATCCGTGCTGTAGAAAACTTGCGCCAGCCCTTTTCGTCAATGATGTTGTTGGAAGCCGAGGTAATCACACCGTCTTTAACAGTCACTTGAGACTTAGGCAACCAGGTGCGCTTCCCATGAAAAACGCCCAACACTGCCTTTTCAGTTTCCTTTTCAACCCTCATTGTGCCGTCAAGTTTCGTATGTCCTTCGGGCACAGCCGGCTTTTTCGGCGCCGTTGTCTTTGCCGGTGCCGCCTTCGCCTTTGTCGTTTTCGTCTTCTTTACCGGCGTTGCTTTCGCTTTCTTCGAGATAGAAGAAAGCGACTTTCCGGTGAATTTACCGCCCATGCCGCCCAGAACTATTCCGGATTCGCCGTCAATCAAAACATGGCGGCCCTCAATGTTTTTTCCAGCCTTACTCTTTCCGGAGCCGTTGGGGTGTACGGTAATCCACTTGGCGGCATCTTGGGCAACATTTCGTCCTCTGGTAAAAAAGAGACCAGCACAGAAAGCCGCGCCCAAACGTTTTGCGTCTGTCATTTGATTTCGTACCCGATGGATTGCAATAGCGTTCCGGAAAGAAAGAGTGCCTTGTCTCGTCCTGCACCGGAATCGCTTTCGATCTTGCGCTTTCTGCCGGATGAGGTTGTTGAAAACTTCCCCGCGTAAAGCTCTTTTGTCAGCGGACTCCGGTCCGGAAACTTCTGCTTGTCCGTTCCGTTGTTCTTGATGGTTTCTTGAACATCGACCTGAGCCTGTCTCGCAACCAACTCAATGATCTTTGGCAGTTGTTGGACACCGATTGTCTTGATCCCTTGTGCGATCAAGTCGCGCCAATCTTCTTTCTTGGCGTCTGCCGTCCCGCGCAGAAAAGGACGAGGCGGACTGCTCAGCGTCATTCCAGGCTTGATCGGCGCATTGGCAAATCCATTTTTTTTGACGCTGTAATTTAGCCTTCCGCTCAAGTAGACAGACTGTTTTGGCGTCACTCGCTGCACCCATCCAAACTCGTTGTAAGCCGCATAGGTCGCAACTTCAGGATCATCAATGATTCCCACCTTGAAAGCCGTTCCCTTTTCTGCGGGCTTCGCCAATGTGGCCAATTTTTTAATGGTTTCGGCGTTCTTGACAGAAATTTTGACAGTCGGCTTCATTCGTCACCCCCATGGGTGAAAGTCTCGGGCGCCGTAGAGTCGGCAGGCCACGCGATACCGCTGCGTCAGCACCCAAAAGAGCGCGCCGCACTTCGTCTGATTCCACCACTGCCCAGACTCCGACTTGATGTTGAGGTTGTCAAAGGAAGTGGAGACGCTGCCTTGAGACGCAGAAGACAAGCGCCCGGGCTGGGAAAGTCCATTCGTCTCAAGTGTCACGAGGTGGCACAGAGCTGCATTGAGGATGGGGCCATTTTGCGGCTCTGGGTAAATGAAATTCCCTTGTCCGTCGCCCAACATAGATTCAATAATGCCCCACAGAAATTTCAACTGGTCGTCCGAAACGACCTCATCCGTCAATGCTGGGTAAATCGCACGGAAGTTTTCAAAATTCATCACGTAGGGCGTCATTGCTTATTCCTCTTTCTTTTCCTTCACACCCTCGGCCTTCGGGTCGATGGGTTCAAGGCCGTTTTTCATCTCGGCGATTTCCGAGGCCGCCGCCTTGAATCCTTTCTTGTCCCCAACCGGGTAGATGCAAGGCATACGGCCATTTCGACCGATAAAGGCAATTTCCTTACCGTGCATCTTGACAATTGCGTCCCAATCCTTCTTCAGCAACGTGACGCAAATAGCGTTTCCTGGGAGGGCAAGGATGCCGCTCTTTTTCCCCTTAAGCGCAGAGTTGATGCCGGGGAAAATGACGGTCTTGGTTGCACCATTTCCACAGGGCACATCGGTAAACTTGAGACCGAAGGGAAGGTTGCAGGCAATCGCAATGGTTTCTTCCTTTTCCGAAACCTCATCGGGCTCTTTTTCGAGCGTGCTACCAACGATGTCAGCCGTTTCAACCTGATCGGCGTTGATCTTCTTTCTACCAGCCATTTTTGATCCTCAAAAAGAAAACGGGACGAGCCGAAGCTCGCCCCGCCGGGCAAGAAAAAAGCCGCAATCGCGGCTCCTCACATTTCCTGCTCTAAGTTGAACGGTTTAGATACCCGTCATCGTTGCCACAAGATTCGGACGACGAATGACGCAGCCGAACGTGGCGCCCCAAGCCTTCTGCACCCAGGACGACGAGTAGTTCTCGACGTTGCCGAAGCGCATCTTTTCAGCGTAGACGTTTTCCGCAGTCGGCTCATCAAGCAGTTTCGGAACGGTCAGATAAAGCATCGACCCGGCATTAGTGCTGAGCTCGGGAAGCTGGATCACCTTCATATTGGGATAGTTGCTCTTGAGCAAATTGAAGGCGGTCAGGCCAAACGAGTTCGGAATCGAAAGGTAGTTGTAACGATCCGAAGCAACCGCAAGAACCATGTCCGTGTTCTGATCCACGTTGCCGGCGTTTTTCCCCATAAGCGAGGTCACCAACTTGGCAATGTCGTTGAAAATCACGTTGGAAATCGTCGCCGCGTTCCCCTGATCCGCAACCTTGTCTTCCCACGTCGTCTTCGAATTGACCGAAACCGGCGTCTCAGACTCGTTCAAATTCGGATCGTTGAGTGCGCCGTAAACCATCTTGTTGGCCACGCCGTAAAGGTAGAAGCGGTTGTGCGCACGAGCAAGAATGCTGGCCGCCGCACGCTGCTTGGCGCCTGCGTAGTCGAGCTTGGCCTGACCGGCGGTTTCCTGCTCGCGCAGACCGTACTTCAGGCTGGTCTCGAAAACGAAGTTCTCGCGGACCGGGAAGTTATAGTTGACACTAGACGACACGGAGTTGGTGAAATCCGAATAGGGCGTGACGTCGCCCGTGATTTCCTCAACCGGGAAGTTCATGAAGGTGTTGACCCACGTGCCCTTACGCGCCTCAGGGAAAAGCTGAGTCGCGTTCATCACGGCAAAGAGAATCGTCGTGATCTGCGGATCAAGATAGGTCAGGTAGGCAGACGGGATTCCGACGTTGGGAATCGTACTCATCGCTGCGTCCTGCGCGATCTTGCGATCGGACACGTTGTAATTGACGATGATGTTGCCCTGCTCGTCGCGCTCATAGGGCATCATTGCCACGGCGTAAGGGGAGCTCACGCCGAACTTCTTCAGACAATCAATATTCTGATCCATTTTCAAGCCTCTTAGCCGGCGGAGGGAGTGATGCCCACGCCACGATTCGAGATGATGATGATGTCGCCAGCATTAGTTGCCGGCGTCATGACGACCCAACCAGTATCGTTGGCGGTGCCGGGGGTGCCGTAGGTGATGGCGCCGCTGGTAGGGTCGCAAAGCACGGCCTGACCAACGGTGGCCGCACCGGAAGCCGCGACGTAGTAGTCGCCGCGAACGGCAATCGTCAGGTTTGCGCCCTGAGGGTAGATGAGGGTGCCGTCCTGGTTGTAGGCCAGCGTGCCCGTGAAGGTATTCTCCACGAGACCAATGACAGTGCCCGTTCCGGTGGCCGATGCCAGCGGATAGACGACGCCGGTGTCGTCAGTGTTCGTCTTCACGAAAACAAAAGAGCCGGCGGCCGCGGTGCCGTCGCTAATGTAATTGAACGGCGTGTAGATCGCCGTGTGCACGTTGACTTCCTGACCCGGAACGCCAACGGCGGGATAAAGATTCACAGTCTTCTGCATGATGTTTTCACCTTAAGAAACATTGACTCGGATGCCCTTGGCAATGTCCGCCACCTTGAGGCTTTTCGCGGAGTCCGCTGCTACCTCGCGACGCTTGGCAGCCAGAGACATACCCTGCACAACGCCGAGAAATTTTTCACGGGCGTTCTTGCGGCTCATGCCAGCAGTAGAAACGCCGAGCTGCTTGAGCGCGGCAATGTACACGGCGTCGGCACTGTCAAAGGCCGTTGCGCGAGCCTTGCCAATGACCGTCGAGCACTCGTCCAGCGCAGTACGGATGAGGGAGGCATTCTCCAGAGCCGCAATGCGGCGGCTCAGCATCTTGGCGTCCTGAGCACCATGCAGATAGCGCTCTTCGCCTTCGCGTTCATGCTCTCGATCGAGCTTCTGTGGCTCCTGCTTTTCCTTGCGTTCGCCGTACTTGACGCCTTCAGCGAAAGCACGCTGAAATTCTTCCGATTCGTTGTCGTAGCCGCAGGCCTTAATGGCGTCTTTGGCAATGTCTTCGAACTCGTCGGTCTCTGTGCCGTCCGGCGTCTCTTCCTCGACCTTTTCCTTCTCGACAACCTCGTCCTCGTCATCGTCCTCGGCCGTCTGATTTTCATCAGGCGAGTAGGCGAGATCAGAGAGCGAGTCCGTGAGCTTCTTCACGTCCTCCTCGTCGGCGCCAAGCTTTGCAAACATCGCGGCGATTTCTCGAATCTTCGCGTCCTTGTCCATGTCTTCCGTGATTGCCACAGTTTCCCCCTGTGCATTGGTTTTGTGGAGCCCGCGCAGAAGTTCCGCAAGCATCCCCATCGCATCGGCGATCTTGACCTCGGCCTTTTCGACCGGCTCTTCATCGCCATCGTTTGCCCCGATCGGGGGCACCTTGTCATCCATGTCCATTGAATTTATCTCCTCCAAGGCATGATCCTCGACGACGCAGGAAGGCCCTGCGCGCCCTTCTTCCACGAGCGCGAGGTGCTGCCCCCGGATATTCCGCATCGTGAAATCGTAGTGCTGGCCGTTGTAGACGCCCGGCGAATTGAAATCGGGGTCGTAGCTGTAAGCCAGCGAAAGCTCTTTCATGCTCCCGTCGCGGATGCGGCGGCAAGCGCTCTCATTTTGAAAGTGAAGCGAATTCGACAAAAACGTCCCGTCAAATCGCGCTTGATCCCCAGTGCTGCCGACGCGGGTGTCCATCGCCGGTGCATCTGGGTAGTCAAGGTGGTGATTGAGCTGGATCGGGATGCCGATCACGCTTTTCACTGTTTCTTCGTCTCCCAGCTCCTCTGGGGGACGAAAGCCGTAATAAATTTTCGTCGGCGAAAGGTGCAGCTCCTCACATCCAGGAATTTCTGCGCCACGATAAGGCGCCACCTGCACCCGAGTCAGGTTGGATCGATCAACGTGAAGCCGACCGTCCTGATCATGCCAACGAAAACTCACGGCCTTGTCGTAGGCAAGTGAAGTTTTCATTTCGTTTTCAGTAATTGAGAAAAATTCAAAGCAGGCCGGTAAACACATCGACAGAACGGAAGTTCCGCACAGCTGACAAAACGATTGACAGCCGGATCGAACATGCCTTTTGCCAAGTCGAACCGCTTCCCATTCATGGCCTTGTGCGTTTCACGTGAGGAAAACCGACCGGGAACGTGCACCCAGATGCCTTCAGTGATCCCCAACGAAAAATCGTTCGCCCTCAAAATGCCGTTTGCGATTTTGTTTGTCTGGTCAATGGCCACGCGCCTGGCACGGTCCGCATCAAAGCCCGAAGTCACGCCGAGCAGTTTTCTCATGCTCGTGATGTTTTTCCCGTCAGCCAGCGTAGAGACGATCACGTCTTGCAATCGCTGCACGTCATTTACGGCCATCTTCGTGATGAGATTCGTGCTCCACTCGATGATCGATGGGAGCTCATCGGCAGCCTTCTGGCTGATGCGCTGACGAACGACCGGGACGGTCCATTTTTCGGCCATAAAGTCGAGTGGGAGGCCCGCAGCGACGTAAGCCTGACGCTGGCTGGCAGTCACATCCGCCGCAGTCGAGCGGGCCACCCATTCGGCAATCTTTCGCGCTTGCGGCGTTGCCTTGGCAATCCAACTGCCCAAGTGTTGGGCAATGAACTGCTCGACGTGATCCTTGAAAAAATCAGGATTGCGACTCCACTTGGCCAAAACCATTTTGGAGATTTCCTGCAGCGTCCTTTTGTCCTGCGGGTTCTTCGGGTTTGTCAGACTCCGATCTTGCGCAAGCAGGCCGTTGTCGGCCAAGTCAAGCAGAATCGCTTTAACAATCTCGGTCGAGAAGGCGCGGGAAAAGGTCAGCAGCTTCTTTTTGAACTTCTGCTGAATACCCGCATTTGCTTCAATCGCTCGGGCGGTTTTGATCTTCTTCGCCATCGGCGTGCTCCGATCCGCTGCTCAGCTGAGAAAGGAAATCCGGGATTCCCGAATCCGTCATCAGGTCGCCTTCATCTTCTTCCGGCGCCTCGTCGTCCAGCCACTCAAGACGGCCGCTTTTCTCAAGTCTGGCCGCCTTGCGCATTTCTTCGGCGCTGATGGCGTTCCGATCCTTCAGGGTGGCAAGTGCCATCATGCGGGCGCTGAAGTTAGCCGCAAGCGACGTCTCGTTGTTCATGTCGAGCTCGTTCCACTCGAACGTGATGTGAGGATCGATCTTCCCCCACAAAACCAGCTGAATCGCATCGAGGCACTTCTGCAGTGCCGGACGGTACAACTCTTGCTGACTGCGTATGTGGTCGTTGTAATTGCGTAGGTCGCTCTCACCGGTGGCATTGAAGCCGCTGGGACTGATGCCAAATAGCTTCACTGCCGGCGTCCGGTTGATAGCGGCAATCATCTCCTGCGCCTGCCGCACGATGTCCGACGCACCGGCAATCGTCATCGAAACGTTTTCCACCTTGTCAGTGTCGGCGTTTGCGACAAAGACCGAGTTGTTGTTTCGGTAGTGTTGAAGGACGGTCATCACGTCGTCCATCTCAGCCACGCCGTTGGGCGTGCTCATGCGATCCTGCATGTTCGTGTAGTAGATCAGCAGGCTCAGCTTCTTGATAAGCTCCTGAGACGCGACACGACACTCATTCCAATGCAAAACGTAATCCCACAGGATTTGTGCCTGCGAGATGCCGAGGAAGTTGTACATCGGCTTAAGCAGAACTGGCGGCTCATTGGCGTAGAGCGTGAGCATTCGCGTGGCGTTCACTCTCCGCCCCAACACCAGCCACTCGCGCGGCGTCATGTAGTCCGCGCGCAGCGGATCGAAGCTGTTGTAGCAAGCAGGCGATACATTGATCGGATCAATCACAAGGAACTTGATGGTTGACCCTTGCATGATCTCTGCCGAGTAATCCGAAACAATCAGCGGCAAAGACAAGTCAATGTCTCCGCCGCTCTCGGGGCTTGGCGTTGTCTGGACAAAGATGAAGGCGCCGCCCATGAAGCCAACCTTCGCCACAGCTCGATTGAAAAGGGAACGCAGGTGGTAGTCGTTTTCCTGCGCGTTTTGAAGCTCGGCAATCTTTTCCGGGGGCGTCTCTTCGCCTCCCTTGATCGTGATCCAGGAGCGCGTGATGTCGTCGGCAACCGTCTTGATGCAGTTTCGGATCATGCCGTTTTGGGCAATCTGCTGCAGTACGCCGTACCCAACGAAAGATGTATACGGGAACTGCCCCATGTCAACGGCGTGGCCGGCAAGCGTCTCAAAAATTGCGTCCATGCCCACGTTGTCGCTGAAAGCCGCGTCCATTGCCGTACGCGCTTCCTTTGCTTCTTCGCCGACGCCAAAGCCGAGAGTTTCCGGGAGTCGGCAGTTTTCAAGGAACTTTTTCTTGGTTTCCTTGATTTGCTCGGCGCGAAGATCCGCAGCATTGGAAGACATTGCACTGGCTGCGATTTTGCGCTTGAGGGAAGTTTTTTCCTTTTTCTTGCTCATGTTCAGAATTTGAATCCCGTGCGCAGCAAAGCGCGATTTGTGGAGTGAATCTTCCAACCCGGTTTCGCGTTGAGGTCGGAAAGAGCCTGCGTCATGGCCGAATCAATGTGCATCATGGGCCGCGCCTGGGGCGTAGCCTGCGGCGCAGTCTTTTTAAAAGCGTCTGAGCGCCGCGAGGTTAGTAGGATGAAAACGCCAGCCGGGCTTCCCGTGCAGGTCTGAAAGGGCCTGCGTCATCGCGTCACAGTTATGAACAAGCATCCCGTTTGCATAGAAGCAATGCGCGTCCTCAACCATGAGGTTGAACACGGGCTGCTTCTTTCTGCAATCTGAGCTTTGCTTTGCACTTTCCGCCGCACGTAATTGCCGAATGTCTGTATGGGCCGACAAGCGTTGTGAACTTGTTTCCACAAATAACACAGATTCGCTCTTCGGCAACAGCCTCGTGGTGGTAGCGGTATTTGACTTCGCACTTTCTTGAGCAAAACTTTGAATTGCTTCTTTTAGCCAAAAAGCGATTCCCACAACCAAGGCAAACGCACTCCTTTGATCGACTCTTCGACTGTTTTGCGTGTTCTCGATGCCACTCGCGCCCTTCTGGGCTTTGATGCCAACGAGTTGCGAGGTGCCGGATGTCATCAAGATGTTTCCGCACGTTCTCAGTCTTGAGATTGACCGTTTTGCGATGTTCGCTGCGCGATAGACACTCAAGGTTGCCAAAATCATTGTTGAACGGGTTGCCGTCTTTGTGATGAACCTCATAGCCTTTAGGAACTTTCTGACCAGAGAATCGCTCCCAAATGGCGACGTGCAACCCCTTGGCTCCTTTGCGCCCTGCATTTGTCGTAGATTGGCTAAGGTAATATCTTCCCTTAGACAGCAATCTGTATTCGACCCCATCGAAAACGACGGCAGAAGGCGGCTTGCCTTGAGCATTTGGGCGTGTGTCAACTCCGAGCATTCCTCCTCCGTAACTTGGCAGAACTTTTTAAAGCTCCCTTGTTTCGTAAAGAACGGATGACTTCTCGTTGCCGAGATGCTGAACTTTTTAATAGTTTCAGCCTCCCCCGTTTTCCCTGCCGCCAAAACGCGCTTAAACCCAAACGGAGTAAGCACAAAATCACCCGGTTGGATTTTTTCAATTGGCCGACTTCCCCACGGCGTTGCGATCATCGTGCCTGCTGCGAAACATTGATCGTCGTGAGCGCCAGCAGGGAAACTCAACATTTCCGGCACAAGTTCTTTCTTCACCCAGGGATAAAGGTCAGGCGGCGGCAAGAACACATTGCCAGCCTCAAACAACGGCGTAATGCTTGACGCACGCGCTTCCTTCGATTCTTTCGGCGTCACCGGCGTAATGCCGCTCACAGTTTCTTTCAGGGCGCTGATAATCGCAGGGCCGTTTGCCTTATCTTCAACCAGCTTTCGAATGACATTCGGCCACTTTTCGGCCAAATCAATGAAGGCCCGGCGAGTCTTGACGAAATCCATCCGCCCGCGAACTTGATCCAGCAGATAGAAGCAGCCCTTTTTCTTTCCCCAAATCTGCCCAACCACAAAGTCAGATGTGGCCGTTTCTTTAAAGCTCAAGTCCCATGAAGAAACGTAACTGTCAAATTTGTCAGGGAGAGTTTCGGCACTCCAAAACTTGAGCCATTCGGCCTTGAAAAGCCCACCGCCTGCCGGCACTGGCCGTTGCTGTAACTGCCCTGCAACGGCGTAACTCCCCATCGTGGCTTCCAGTTCCTTCACCTGGCTTTCGCTGAAGCGCTCAGGGAAAAGCAGTTCACCGTCGGTAGTCCGAGGGTCTTTGAAGCCAATAGAGGTAACGCAGCGCCGGGCTTCCTCAAAGCGCATGGGCAACATCAAGTGCGTATAGCCCAAATCGCGCTCAAGGATGATTCCCGAGGTATCGCGCTCATGCAAACGTTGCATGATTACGATGATTGCGCTTTTCTCATTGTTTACGCGGCTTGGTACGGCTTCAAGAAAGGTTTGCTCTGCGGCATCCAACGCAGGCTGAGAGAACGCATCGTCTACGGATAACGGGTCGTCGATAATCACCCTGTCACCACGCGAACCGGTCAGGCTTCGAAAGCTCATAGACTCACGAAAACCGGTTTCAACGTTTTCAAACTTTGTCTTTGCGTTCTGGTCACCGGTCAACTTCACCGGCCAGCGTTCCTGATACCAATCCGACTGAATCAGACGGCGACATTTCATGTTATCGCGCACGGCCAGCGGTTCTTTGTGAGCCGTAGTCAGGTAACGCAACTGAGCGGCGCCGCACGGCCCCCATTCCCATGCAGGAAAGAAAACGCCCGTAAGCAGGCTTTTCATCATGCCGGGGGGAACATTCATCAACAGGCGCTTGATTTCGCCAGAATGCACGGCCTCAAGATGCTCACACATAGCATCAAGCGCCCAGCCCCATTTAATCGGCGTAGCCGGTTCGAGTACCGCCCACGCCATTTTGCAGAATTCGGCCAAACTGCGCTTTGCAATCTCTTGGTCCAGTTCAATTAGACTCGGAATCCTCTGCGGCTTCGCCATAAAGTAGCTCTCTCACCGCCTTCAGCTTCGCCAGCGGCAAGCCCGAAAGGTCGGTTTTTTCTTCAACCTTCACCGCGCCGCCGTCTGCGCCGGTTACGGCCACGCGCTTACGATCTCCAAAATTCTTATCGTCACGCAGTCCAGCCTCACGATTCAGTTGCTGAATCAAAAGCTTTTTCGCTTCCACATAGCCACTGGGGAGATGCCGCAGCGGTTCCCCGCCAATCTCTATTTGGCCGTCCGCAACCTTGTCTGCGAAATCGGATGTTTCCTCTGCAACCCGCGTGGCCCGCCGGTTAAATAGCTCTGCGCTTTGTGCACGCGCGCGCACGGTCTGTTCTAGGAATTCAGGATGCGCCTCTTTCCAATTCCACAACGTCTGAATGCACGGCATGTCCGGCATATCACAAATCTCACGCTCTGAAATACCTTCGCGGATCATTGCGCAGATACGGTCAGCAAGTTCCCGGGTGAATTTTGAAGGCCGCCCCCGTTTTTTCTTTTGGGGCGCAGGTTTCTTAGCCATATCATCCCTCTCTAGGTTTTATAGCCATATACGGGCACAATGCACTACGTACAAAACAGATAAGCAGAATGCGCTAAAAGCAATACCGGCAGCCGATAACCACGCCACAACGCGAAACAATCGCGCCGAAAAAGGAAGTCTTGCATCTTGATCGAGCATCATATTGCATAGCCTCCAACCGCTGATAACTGCTAGAATTATCTTCATGTGTGGAATCTCCTATATTCCATAACAAGAAACCCCGATGGTTTACCGGACCTTCGGGGTTTCGTTTTGCGGCAAAAAAATACCCGCATCAATCGATACGGGTTATTTCTTCAGGGTGCAAAAAGGCCACGGGTATTTCCGTGACTTTTAAACGCTGCCGCGATTCAAATTTTCTTGAGGCGAATTAAACCCCGTTTTTTGACAATTGTCAAATCGTGTGGATACGGCCTCGACTGCATCCCGAAAACGCCTTTCTGCGGCTTGAACCCGTAAAACCACGTTACGAAAGAAAATGTGGTTAACGCGGGACATCTTGCCGATTGAGTACAAATTGACGTACCAATCCTTCAACAGCTTTCGATCTGAGGCATCAAGCCAGGGGAAGGACTTTTCAAGCAATTGAGCATCATCCACATCAACCTTTTCGCCCGGAATCTCCCGATAGCGTTCCTCCTGCCAGCTTGAGGCATACCGGGAAAGCATTGTGGTCGGAGAATGTGCCCGACTGGGCCGGATATACCGCGCCCAATTGACAATTCTTGCCCGAAAAATCCGGTCTTCACTCATGACTCTTCTACTTCCTGCCCTGTTGATTTAAACGCACGAATATCAATAATACTGACTGTAGGCGGCGTTGAACGTCCGCTTACAGGAAGCATCCGGACACAAGTAGGCGAAATCCGGTATCCGAAAGCGTAGAAGTCAGGATGTCCGAAAAAGCGCTTAACGGCCTGAGACTGAAAAGCTGAAGCATTGAGCCACACTAGAACTTTCTCATAAGGGCGCGGATAGGTGCGCGGGTTATCCTGCTCAATATGCTTCCAGTTGCTTTCAAAGTAACTGCCTTTGATCTTAATCTGCATCGTCTACACCTTCTTCGGTTATTGAGTGAATCTCTATGCCGATGTCATCGACGGGCCCATAAATTTTGCAAGCTTCGATGCTGTAGATGCGATTGTCATCATCGTACACAACGGCATTCATAGCGTCGGTGACGGCCTTGACGAGGTTGTCGAGGTCCGGTTTGGTGATCTTCGGCGCCCGGGCCGCGATGACCGCCTGGCGCCGTTTGTTGCTCCATGAGGCAGGAGGCGCAAAGTGAAACATGATCTTGATGCTGACGGCGCCGGACTCGATCATCCGGACGCCGTTTTTCATCATCGTTTGCTTGGCGTTTGCCCGGACCCACTTCTC